CCATCCGACCACCGGCTCTGCGCGCGCTCCGGGTGAAAAATGACCCGCGCTGACGGCTGCATCACGACCCGGTCGCAGTACCTGCGGCGCCTCGAGGCGCTCCAGGCCGACGCCGGAGCCTCCGCCGCTGCCGTCCGCGCCCTCGAGCTGCTCGGCCGCGCCCGCGGGTGGGACACGCCCACTCCGAAGAGGCCGAGGCGCCCTGCGCCGCTGCCGGCCGACCCGATCGCGTCGCGTCGTATCCAGCTCAAAGAAGTGCGTGCGCGCATGGCCGCCGCCGAGCTCGCCGCCTCGCACGTCGCCGCCCGCGGCTACCGCGCGGACGCCCGCGAGCTGGAGCGCGAGGTCGAGGCCATGGAGGAGCGCCAGCGCCTGGCCGCTGTCGATGCGCAGGACCACGAAACCAGGCTGCGCCGCTTCCGGGAGGACCTGCGGACCCTGCCCTTCACGGTGCGCCGCGCGATCCGCGCCATCGTGCTCGAGGAGGTCGAGGAGGATGCTTGAGCGCGCTGCTCGGTCCGCTGGTCGAGTGGTGCGAGCGCGCCCCGCTCGATCACATGCTCTGGCTGCCTGGGCAGGACGCCTTCCTCCAGGCCACGTCGAAGCGGCGACTCTTCCGCGCCGGGAACCAGGCCCACGGGAAGACTACCGCTGGCTGCGCGGAGTTGATCTGGCGCTGCATCGGCTGGCACCCCCGCAAGGCCGTACGCCGACCGCCGGTGCGCTGGTGGGCGATCTCCTCGTCGGAGAAGCAGAGCGGCACCCTGCAAGAGAAGCTCTGGGACCTGGTGCCGAAGTCGCAGGTGGACCCGCGGACCTGGTACGACGAGACGAAGGGGGCCTTCGTCGGCAAGTACCCGCTGATCCGCTTTCGGAACGGGAGCGTCATCGAGTTCCGCTGGACGGGCTCCAGGAGCCTGAACCTCGCCGGCGCGTCGTTGGACGGGGTCTGGTTCGACGAGCCGCCGGCGACCCAGCGGGCCTTCACGGAGATCGAGCGCCGGCTCACGAGGACCGGCGGGGACCTGCTGGCGACGCTGACCCCGGTCAACGCCCCGGTCGGCTACCTGCGCGCCTTCTGCGAGGCCGGCCGCATCGAGGACCTCTGGTACCCGCTGCGGCCGGAGCACCTGATCCCTGTTGGCGCGACCAGGCCGATCCGCACCGAGGACGGCGTCCCGATGGACGCGGTCTGGATCGAGGAGCAGCGGCACCTGGTCCCGCTCTTCGAGCAGCCGGTGGTCCTCGACGGGGAGTGGGAGTTCCGCCGCGTCGGCTCGGTCTTCGAGGGCGCCTGGGATCCGCGGAGGCACCTGCACGACCTGGTCTTCCCGCCCCACTCGGTGGGGCTCACCCTCGGCACGGACTTCGGCGGGGAGAACCTGCGGCAATACTCGATCCTCATGGCCGTGGACGACTCGGGGGACTGGCCGGAGATCTGGGCGATCGACGAGTACACCCCGGACGGCCCGAGTACCATGGAGGAGGACGTCCAGGGCGTGCTCGGGATGCTGGCTCGGAACGGAGTGCGCTGGCACGAGCTGGACTACGCCTTCGCCGACAAGAAGTGGAGCGGGCGCAAGCACGAGGAGACCAAGAAGATGGTCGAGTCCTTCCAGCGCGCCGTGGAGGACGCCCTGCGCCTGCGACGCGGCACGCTGCGCCCGGTCATCCAGAACGTGAAGAAGGGCAAGGACGCCGGCGCCGGGAGCCGGGAGCGCGGAGTGCGCTTCCTCTACCAGTGCATGGTCCGGCGCGACCGGGAGCACTTCCACGTCTCCCAGGCCTGCCCGCTCTTCGCCAAAGCCCTCGGGGGCTGGGACTGGACCGAGACGCTCAAGGACCAGATCGACGGCGCCCGCTATGCCCTCAAGCCCTGGATCCTCGGCTCCAGGGCCCCTCTCTCCGTCAGCACCGTCCACATCAGGAGGTAGAGCCGTGAACGCCCAGGTCGAGAAATACTACCCGATCGCTTCCATCCCCAGAGCCTCGCCCTTCGACCAGCTCCGCTGCGAGCACAGCGAGCTCCGCTACGCCATGCTGCGTGGGACCTGGGTCGAGTACCTGGAGAAGGCCATTCGAGCGCACGTCCCGAACGTCCGCCGGATCGCGTGGGGCCCGCAGGACATGACCTCCAACGTCTTCCGTGGAGTGGCCTCGGAGGTGGGGGGCGCCCCCTACCTGGTCGAGCCCATCGTCACCGGGCCGAGCGGCTCCGAGGCGCTCATCGGCCGCTCCCAGGACAGCATCTTGACCGCCGCCGGGTACTGGCAGCTCATGCAGGGTGCCTGCGAGGACCTCGTCGGGCTCCGCGAGGTGGGCATGCGCTTGGCCTACTCGGCCGATGGCGGCCTGGTGGCGGACCCCGTCCCGCCCCACCTGCTCGAGGTCACTGCGCCGAGCTGGGCGCCGATGTCGCCGACGAAGGTTTCCTGCCTGGACCTGCGCGAGCACCCGCAGCGCGCCGGGGCCTACCTCTGGACCCGCGAGACCTGGGACATCACCGACCCCATGGCACCGAGCTACCGCATCACGGACGCCACCAAGGCCGGCGCCGCGGCGGATATCACCGAGCTGTTCGCCCGCGTGGACGGCCAGCCGGCGAGCTCGGCGACGCTCTCCGGCGAGGGCTACGACTGGCGGTGGACCCAGGGCGAGCAGAAGAATCGGCCCTTCATCCCGGTGTCCGTCTACCATGCCATGCGCCGCGCCAGCTTCTTCGATGCCTGGTACGGAGTGGAGGCCGTGGCCGGAAGCCTCACGCTGGCGGTGCTCCATACCTGGTGGGTCCACTGCATCCGCGACGGCGCCATCGCCACGGTGCTCATCATCGACGGGATCCCGGCCGGCATCCAGATCGAGGAGCCCGCGAAGGACGGCGACAGTGAGACCCCCCCGGTGGCCTGGGTGGCCATCGAGGCCGGCGCCTTCAACCTCATGTCCAGCATCGGCGACAAGCAGGTGCAGGTCCACCAGCTCCGGCCGCAGGCGGATCCGCTGCAGCTCATCCAGGCCATCCAGGCCTTCGAGCAGCGCGTCGCGCTCTACGCCGGCGTGAGCGCGTCCGACCTGGTGCGCCAGTCGGGCGACCCCCGGAGCGGCTACGCCCTCTCCGTGAGCAGCGAGGGGAAGCGCAAGGCGTCCCGGCGGCTGGAGCCGCAGCTCCGCGCCGGCGACCTGCAGGTGCTCTCGATGGCGGCCGCGCTGGCCAACCGCTCATCCGGCCTGGCTCTCCCAGAGACCGGCTACGCCATCCGCTACTGCCAGGTACAGGACACCCCCGAGGAGCAGAAGGCCATGCTCGACCAGGTCGAGCGTGAGCTGCGCCTCGGGCTGCTCACCCGTTCCGACGCCATCCAGCGCCTGCACCCCGACTGGAACGCCCAGCAGATCGCCGCCTACCTGCTCCAGGTCGCCAACGATCGCGCCGCCATCCAACCCCCCATCGTGTGAGGACCGCCATGCCGCTGCCCGTGCCTACCCTGACCTTCTCGAAGACCGACAAAGGTGAGGAGTACCTCCCCCGCGACCAGGTGACCCGCCTGGTGGACGATCTGCAGCGCGCGCACAAGGAAGCCCTGGCCGAAGGCCTCAAGGCGCCGCAAGCCGAGGTCACCCGCCTCGAGGCCGCCCTCAAGGAGGCGAAGAAGGGCGCCGACAAGGTGCCCGATCTCGAAAACCGGCTCTCCGAGCTGCAGTCCGCCACCGAGCGCCGCGACGTCGCCGCGGAGCTGCTCGGCCTCTCCGACCCCGGCGAGATCGGCGACCTCCACGGGCTCTACCAGAGCCGCACCGCCGGCCTCGAGGCGGACAAGCGCCCCGCCTTCAAGGCCTGGGTCGAGCAGGGTCTGCAGGCCCCCGACCAGGTCCCGGCGCTCGCGCGACCCCTCTTCGAGTCCGCCATCGCGCGCCGCCAGCAGGCTGGGGCCGGAGCCGGCGGCCAGGGCGGAGGCCGGCAGACTGGAGCCGGTGGACAAGGTCAGGGTGCCGGGCAGGGCGCGGGTCAGGGCGTCCAGGGCCGCCAGGTGCAGACCGGCGGCGGCCGCGTCGCGGCCCCCTCCGGCGGACAAAAGCGCCTCTCGGTGGCCGGGATCATGGAGGCGCGGCGGCAGGGCACGAGCACCATGGACCTCATCAACCAGCGCAGGGCCGAGCTCGGGCTACCACCGCACCCTGTTGACAGCGGCGAGGGCCAGAAGTAGGGTTAGGGTGTCCTTGACATCGCGGGCCGCGACTTCGGGGTGGCACCCACAACAGCCTTGAAGGAGTCGCGCGCCGCTCGCCACGGTCTCGGGGTGGCACCCAACCGCGGGAGCCGAGAGGCTCCCCGACGACAGCAGCAGGGACCGGTAGCGAGGTGACCAACCTCACTACCGGAGATCTGCACATGGGTACCCTGACCGCTCCCATCCGCGGCAACGACGGCGCCGGCGGTGGCCTCATCGGCGACGGACTGCTCCTCGACGTCATCCTGGCGGAGCAGGCCGCGGCCGACATGCTCTGCGAGGCAGTCGACATCTACGACTCGGGCGCCATCCAGCTCGTCGGCGACGTCGACGGCCAGATGAGTGACACCCTCCGCACCCGCTTCATCGGCCTCGGCTGGAACCTGTCCATGGACGCGACCGCGGCCGAGGATACCGACGTCACCCCCAGCGACGTCGCCGACGACACCAGCGACGTGGTCGTGGCGCGTCGCGCCCTCGGGCTCTCGTTCACGCAGTTCGCCCAGATCCTCGACAACGGCTTCACCATCGATCCGATGCGCCTGGCGACCTCGATGGTGAACAGCTTCCGCCTGGGCCGGCACAAGGCCCTCATCACGACCGTCCAGGGGTTCGCCACCACCACGGTCGACGGCAGCGCCAACAACGACATCGACGACCTCTTCACCGTGATGGACGCCGCGGCCGCCCTCGGCATCATGGCCGATACCCCCATCACGATGCTCATGCGCTACACCGGCCAGTGGAACCGCATCCGCGACTCCATCCGCGCCGAGGTCGGCCCGCTCGGGCTGCGCGAGGACATGAAGGAGGTCTTCGGGGGTAAGACCCTCGGGGCCACCGCCCAGGTCCTCCGGTCGATCAACATCTGGACCACGGACCGCATCACCGCGGCGGCCGGCACGTACACCGGCGCCTGGTGGGTGCCCGGCGCCGTCGGGTACGCCATCGGCTCGACCCGGCGCGTCCTGTCCAACGCCCTCCTGCGCGACCCCGGCGTGCCGATGGTCGTGAGCTGGAAGGAGGAGGCCGGGAGCGCGACGAACAAGCTGTTCGGCAACGCCTACGACGGCTCCGCCATCCGCGCCGAGTACGGCGGTAAGTTCCTCGGCAAGGAGTGAACCCTCGGGTGGGGCCGGGAGGAAGGCCACAGGGTCCTCTCGGCCCCACTCCGGGTCCCGCCCACTTCCCCCACGAGAGAGGACCCAGACCATGGCCAAGAACCTCGGAGCGGCGCCCATCCCGGCCGCCACCCACGACGACCAGCAGCGCCAGTCTCCCCCAGCGAAGGGCGGAGGCACGGCCGCGAAGAAGACGCGCTCCACTGGCGCGGCAGCGCGGCGCGTGCGCCCGGCGCACGACGAGATGCGCATCTGGCCCTTCATCCTCGTCTACTCCAACAACTGGGAGGTGGGGGACATCGGCGGCAAGTCCTTCCTGCTGCCCGCGTTCGAGATCCTGCGGAACATGCCCGGATCGAACAACGTCCGGCAGCGGAAGAAGGGCCAGCCGCCCGACACCAAGCTGCGCGACGGGAAGCTCGTCGAGCAGGGTCGCATCATCCTACCCCCGACCGAGTACCAGGACTACGCAGAGGTCGAGGACGACGAGGGGAACAAGGCCCGCTTCTACTACCTCCACTGCGAGGAGCCGGTCGAGTACCCGAGCGGCCAGGTGAAGGTCCGCTTCGACGAGCGGGCATGGAACGCCTGGCGTCTCGACCTGGTCGCCCGCGGCGTCATCCCGGCCCCGACCGATGTCCACATCGACATCATCCGCTCGCGGCTGGAGGCTGACCTCACCCGCACCACCAGCCACAGCAGCCACGAGAAGGCCTCCTACTGGAGCCAGAAGGCCCAGCGCCTGCAACAGCGCCTCGCCATCCTCGACGAGGCCTTCGCCGCCACCGTCGAGAAGGCGCACAGGCCCGCGGAGGTGGCGTGATGGGCGAGAAGCAGGACGGCCGCCGCATCATCGACAACGTCACCCAGCGCCTGGTGAATGGCGGCGTGCCCTCGGGCCGCGCGCGTGAGCTCGCGGTCCAGACCAGGCTGCGCGCCGAGGCCTCGGGCGACGTGCCCCGGACCCCTCCCCAGCCCCCGGAGCGTGAACGGTGAGCAGCGCCGAGACGATCTACACCTTCCGCACCGGACCGGGACCCGATTTCCTGGTCCGGGGAAGGGCGCAGGTCGCCTCGCTCCCGGCCTACCGCGACGGGGAGCTCGCGGCGCCCACGGAGGCCGGCTCCACCTTCAAGCTCTTCGAGCCCGGCGAGGACCTGGACGACGGGACGCCTCTGGTGTCCGGCGCCATCGACGTCACCGGGTCCATCGCCGTCTACCCGCTGCTGGCCACTCACCTGCCGAGCACGCTGGACTTCGGCCGCGGCTACGTCGAGGTCTGGCACCTGGTGATGCCGGACGGGACCACCCGGGACATCCTGCGCCCGGCCGCGCTCGTGAGGTCACCGCTCCACCCGGTCATCACCGACGTGGACGTGGACCCCCGCGGCGAACTCGCCCGGCACCGCGGCGCCACCATCACGACCTTCCAGACCTGGATCGACGAGGCGTGGCTCCTGCTGCTCGGGCGCCTCGAGGAGGTCAACGACTGGCCGGAACGCGTCTGGTCCGCCTACAGCTTCCGCGAGTACCACCTGCGCGCGACCCGGGCGGTCATCTATGGCAGCTTCGCCCGCTCCCAGGGCGGGAAGTGGCTGGATCTCAAGCAGGAGGAGGAGAAGCAGGCCGACTTCGCCTGGAAGCGGATCGCCAAGCTCCTCGACTCCGACCAGAACGGACAGCCCGACGACCTGGCCGCGCGCGGCATCGGCCACGGCCTGGTGCTGGGGAACTACCCCGGGTCCAC